AAACGATATATAATGTGTTAGGGTCTTTTGTTCCTAATGATGAATATGATGCTGAACTAATAGTTACAATCTTAGTAGCCGGTGCAACATCAGTATAAATGTCACCCAAATTGGTAACTACTGATGAACTAAACGAGCCACTCAATACTGTCAAGCTTCCAGTTACTCCTAAAGAGCCTGTTATTTGTGCTGAACCAGAGAATGGGAATCCTACACCAGTTCCTCCACCAGCTCCTGCTACTAATACAATTGATGCCGTATTAGAAGATACTGTTATTGATTGTACTGCGCTTCCACTAAAATCCAAATATTGTGCAGTTCCTAATGTTACACTTGCTGATGCTATTGTATTGATTGATGTTAATCCAGATGTACCGCTTGTACCAGAAGTTCCTGATGTTCCAGACGTACCTGATGTTCCAGACGTACCTGATGTACCTGCTGCTCCAAAAGAACTTATATATAAATCATCTCCTGCAGATGGTGCTAAATTACCAGTTACTCCACTTACTCCGTATTGGTAGTATGTACTAATAGATGTTATAGAGGTTATAGTTGCATATAAATTTTGCCCAGCTTTAGATGATATTTTTAATACTGTACCAGGTATCAATGATTGTAAATATGAGGCCTGATTTGGTCCTCCAGGACTAGCTGATTGCCAATTGATTGAAATAGAAGTTGCTGAAGTAGGTGATGCATTATTAAATAACATATTAGTTGCACCAGGGTTACCTGATGTTGATGTTGAATAATCCCAATAATCAAAATATGCATCTAATCCAGAAGTACCAGAAGTACCAGACGTTCCATTACTTCCATTAACACCAGATGTACCATTTACTCCTGAAGTGCCTGAAGTTCCGCTTGAACCAGCTAATCCATTTACTCCAGATGTACCTGAAGTCCCAGATGTACCTGAAGTTCCAGATGTACCTGAAGTTCCAGATGTGCCGGATGTACCAGACGTACCGCTTGTACCACTACTACCGGCTACACCATTTATTCCCGATGTGCCAGATGTACCTGATGTACCTGATGTTCCAGACGTTCCAGAAGTTCCAGAAGTTCCTGAGCTACCATTTAATCCGTTTACGCCTGATGTACCAGAAGTACCTGATGAACCATTTGTACCATTGATTCCAGACGTTCCATTTACTCCAGAAGTTCCGCTTGTTCCGCTCGTACCGCTTGTGCCTGATGAACCATCCAATCCGTTAATTCCGCTTGTTCCTGAAGTGCCTGATGTACCAGAAGTACCAGATGTGCCACCACTTCCGTTAGTACCATTTATACCACTTGTGCCGGCAGTTCCAGAAGTACCTGAAGTACCTGATGGTGTTTGTGCTACGATTAAGATTAATTCATCGTTATTACCAAATGAGTATCCTCCACTTTGATATGTAGCTGGGAATGTCCAATATGAATTAGGTGCTACTTCAACACCAGTACCAAATTGCCATCTTTGGAAATTAGCTGAATTGTTTATATCTTGTATGATTACTAATGAACCAGATGGTATTAATCCTAAGAACACATCTACATCGTATCCATCTTTTGTTAAGTGAGATACATTGATTTGTGTTGCTGATGCTTGTGCTGCATTATTCCATAAGATATAATTGTTACCAGGGTTGCCTGATGTACTATTTGTATTTGCTTTATAATCAAAGAATGTATTAGATTGTCCATCTTGTCCAGAAGTACCATTTGAACCATTTACTCCAGAAGTTCCTGAAGTACCAGATGTGCCACTTGTTCCAGACGTTCCGTTACTACCATTTACTCCAGATGTGCCAGACGTACCTGATGTTCCGCTTGTACCTGAAGTACCTGAAGTACCTGATGTACCAGACGTACCTGAAGTTCCATCAGTTCCTTTTTGTGCAACTAAACTCCAAAATAGAGGTTGAGTTTCTGGGTCTTGATTTATATTATTTATTCCATTTATTGAAATATAAGAGCTACCATTATATTCTACTACATCGTTAATTGCGTAAGATGTTGATGAATTCCAAACAAATTGCCAATTAAATCCTAAACCAGAAGTACCTGATGTACCGCTTGAACCAGATGTTCCTGATGTTCCAGACGAACCCGAAGTTCCGCTTGTTCCAGAAGTGCCTGAAGTACCAGATGTTCCTGAAGTACCATTCACTCCACTAGTCCCAGACGTACCAGAAGTGCCGCTTGTTCCGCTTGTACCTGATGTGCCCGATGAACCATTCAATCCATTAATACCGCTTGTTCCTGATGTACCGGATGTGCCAGAAGTGCCACTAGTACCAGACGTACCTGATGTGCCGCTTGTTCCAGACGTTCCAGACGTTCCAGATGTACCTGAAGTTCCTGAAGAGCCATCTAATCCGTTTATACCTGAAGTACCTGATGTACCAGACGTTCCACTTGTACCAGAACTGCCTGATGTTCCACTACTTCCGCTTGTACCACTACTACCAGAACTTCCTGATGTGCCACTTGTACCTGAAGTACCTGATGTTCCGCTAGTTCCAGATGAACCAGAAGTTCCAGATGTGCCTGAAGTACCAGCTGTTCCAGATGTAGCTGATGTATATGATGTTCCGTTAATTACTAAATCACCTTGAATAGAGAATGAACCAGTCACTCCACTGCTTCCACTTATTTGTTGTCCGCCTGTAAATACGTTTGAACCAGTTGTAGCTAAATTACTAATATTAACTGATGTTGCATTTACATTAATTGTTGCTACGTTACCAACTAATGAAGCAGTTATACTACTACCTACAAAGTTCAATGCAGTTGCAGAACCTAATGATGTTCCTTCTTCTTGAATTACAACACCAGAACCAGATAATACTAAATTATCTACCTGTGATTCTAACATTGCTATTGAAGAACTAACTGATGCTGAATCAATATTATATTGTCCTTCATCAACTAATGAATCAATCATATCAGTATTGAATCCTCTTAGTAAGGCTGGTGTAATTGCTCCAAAATTATTATTAGGAAAGCTACTTTGGTTTTCTGCTTCTAATTGCTGTTTATTTAAGTTAGACATACTTTATATCTTTGTTTTATACATTTCCAATATCAAATCCATCAGAGAATCCACTGCTAAATGCTCCTAACTGCTTAGTAGCTTGTTGTGTGTTACCAATAGATTGTCCTATTAGTGCACCATCACAACAATCCATAGAGTAAGTGTCTGCATCATCACATAAACAAGCTCTACGCTTATTACGAGGAATTGCTCTACCTCTAGTTGGACCGAAGTAAACGCCTGAATTCTTCCTTTGATTTTGATTACTCGCTGGTGTTGGCATTATATTTCTTTTGCTGGTGGATAGATTAAACCAATTCCCTGTGCTCCCATAGTTTTATCACAACATTTTTGAGAATAAGTGTTCTTATTTCTACATAAACACCCCATTCTATTTCCCTTTCTTGGGGAACTTAACGATTGCGTTGGTTGTGGTTTTTGTTTAGGAGTAGCTACAGTTCTCAGTTTCATCTGATTTCTTTTAGATTTAACAACTAAAGGAATAAAAGTTATGAATCTACTTTCCCTTCTTAACTGCTTCCTTATACATTAGCTCTTCCAAGTATGCTACATCTGCCTGATATGCTAACATTAACAAACATTTTTCCAAAGGTTCTTTAGTTATTTCTTCAAAGCGTGTTATATCGTTTTGTGCGAGTTGGACAAGGCTTGAATAAGATTTCCATTTTTTTCCAAAACGGACTTGATGTTCTGAGGTAGACCCGTCAATCCCGTCAAAGACTTCTGGGTATCTTTCAGCAAGTCCTTTAATAAAGTTTTCAAAAAAAAAAGTGTACCAAAGTGAATATCCATACTGACATTCATAAACTTATCACCATCTATTTTGCCATCGTATGCTTTAATATCGTATAGCTTGCCTGTTGTATTAGTTACAGGTCTATATAGTATGCTCATTATCTCAGCCCACTTCTCATTTATCTCAAACGTTTCGTACTTGCTGATATCTACATAAGCACCATATGCCATTCTACTTAAATCAGGCTCAAATCCATATTCTACTCCATCTATTTGGATAAACTTTTGTAGAGGTAAATCTATATTATTAAAGAAGCTAATTAAATCTTGTCTAATAGCAATGTATGTATCTATATTCAATTGCTGTATATATTCTAATGGAAAATCGCATAGGTGGTGAAACAAACAAGCCGTTATAGCTTCTTCTTCACCAACGTATGTTTCCAAATCCTTTCTTAAAGCTAAATACTTTCTTAGAGTTACTGCACTCCATTTGGTAGGTACTTCTATTTTAATTTCTTGCTTCATTATATCTTATTTGATTTTGGTGTTGTAATTACCTTTCCTTTAGGTACTGCCCATTGTTCTGGGTTTACTAAATCTAATTCAGTATTAATTACAGTAACTTCGGTAAGAGGAACTATTTGTTGTGTCTTTTGTTCTAAAAGGGCTTTGTATTTCATTTCTGCTGAATTCCTTTGTTGTAAGGTAGCACTTAAGTATGCCTTAGTCTTCTTTAATTCTTCAAACATAGTAACTCTTTCTCTTTCCACATAAGCTACATACTCTGCCATCTCCATAAAGTCCTGTTTTGTTAGGTTGTCTAAATCTAATTCTTTTTCCATATTATTTATTTTATCGTACTGATATTACATATTTGCCGGCAGCTGTTGCTTTATTTGATAGTCTCATCATTGAAGCGTATCTAGCTGCATCTATTAAGTGATTATTAAAATCTATTGGTTTATCTAATTGCTTACCGAACCTATCACTACTCCACTCATACGAATAGAACTCATTGATTAGGTTTTGGCATGTTTTAGGAATGTTTATCTTATAGTTCTGCATTACTTGAATACCAAAGTTAATACTATCCTTTCCTTTGATTACAGGCTTTATATTAAATCCTTCTCTATATAATTCTTCTATTAGTCTTGGTTCTGCACTATCCGCCCATATTTCCTCTCTACCATTTACTACTCCTTTCAACATAGTCACTATATCGTTTGTCACCATTCCTCTTTCATAACAATGCTCTACAATGTATAGCTCGTTATTATATTTCCAAATGCTAGCCAATGCAGTAGGGTCTGAGCTATATCCAAAATCCAAACCAAACGCTACAAACTCAGCATCTTCAGGCAACCATTCTATTTGAGTAAATTCAAAGATAGCTTTCTCATTACCTACCCATTCACCTAAACCATATACCTTCCATGCTTTTGGATTTGATGTTCTTAATTCCTCAATTGCTTTCTTAACTGTGTAATCTAAATAAGGATTGTTCTTATATGTTGTAAAGAATCTACTACAATCACCCATCGTTCTTATCCAATGATATGGTGATACAGTAGGGTTATAACTTAATATGATAGGGCCTGTTGTACGAATTTGTAGCTGGAAGTATGATTCTTCATCTATCTCATTTGCTTCCTCTAACCAAAGTATTGTTGATTTTAATCCTCTTAGCTTCTCAGCATCATCCGTTGAAATAAACTGAATCATTGAATCGTTATAGAATGTGTATATCCTATCACTAATATTAAAATCATTCTCATTCCATACACCTATCAATTGCATTACATCCTTAAAATCCTTCATTACAGTCCTTTTAAGCGATGGAATAGTTTTACGAACAATTGTTATTATCTCTTTATTCTCAAGCGCTTTAACGATACACCATTGAAGTAATGCGTATGTTTTACCACTACGAGTTCCTCCAATGTGGTGCGTTACCCTTGTTGGTGAATCATTCTGATTGGTATAAGTGATGGTTGTATTAATTTCCAGATTCATCTAATATCTTTTGAGTTACATTTACAGTAATCTGCTCTATTCTTTGATTCACCTCTGCTTTCACTTCGGTTCTACTCAATTTAGGTATTGTATATTCTAATAGCTTAAATGCTAATTCTAATGCAGCTTGTGGGTCTTTCTTCTTAATCTCCTCTAAATCTTTTGATAGGGTTGATAGGGTATTATCTACTGCTCTTGCTATTGAAAGCTTAACCATCTCCGTAGAACGATTAACTGCTCCTTTTGGGCGCCCTTTACTTAATTGATGTCCTTTTTCAAACTTAGCCATTATATTCCATTATTTAATTGGTTTCTTATAATCTAACATAATCTATCACCTTTGTAGTGAAGCACCTCAGGATTAGGTTATAATAGGGAAGAACTTAATTCCTGAATGGATTGTCTATTGTTTCTCTTAAATGTTTCTTAGCTCTTTTGATTTGTGTGAAGGAGGTGGATTTGCATATCTTAATTTCTGCTGATAACTTTTCTAATGTCATCTTCTCCTCACTAAAGAAATATAGTTGTGCTAATTTAGATGCCGGCCATAGTTTTGTCCTTTCCATATTCTTTAGCTCATCTATTACTTGATTATATGCTTTATCTATCTTCTCATCTGAATCTATATCGTATTCATTATCAGGTGTGTCCGATTCAGTTTGAGCTTGGTATTGTATCTTCTTATCTCTCTTTACTTTGTTTAGGAATCTACTTTTAAGAAATGCGTAACAATACATTACATTGAATGATTGTCCCCACCATAGAGAAGGATTGATTCGTTCTCCTAAATAACAATAGAGTTCCGATACTAAGTCTTCTGCTACATCTTTATCCTTTACAATATTAAATGTAGCTGCTAGAAGCCATTGGTGAGATTCTCTATACAAGACTTCTAATCGTTTTGTATTTTCTAATCTCTTATTCTGCATCTTTAGTTCTTACAAATTGTCTCAAGTCTGCAACACATGCTCCCCATAGACCGGCTGATGATTTACAACTACAAGGTTGATTAGTTCTTTCGCCTCTTATCATATTACATTTAGACCATAGAGTACCCATTAGATGCTCAGGTAAGAAAGATTTAATTCCTTCTAAATGTTCTTTTAACTCTTTGAATTCTGCTTCCGTAAATGGTGCGTATTTATTTTCCATATTCTTCTATTAATAATAATTTCTCTCCGTTGTAAAAGTATTTATTACCTGTACGAGTTGATTCGTATGTATTTTCTGCAATTTTTACCAATCCATTTCCATTAATGTCTAATGCCTCAAAGTATCCTTCCGGCAATGTTTTATTTTCCATATTATTATAATTTAATTCCGTTACATTCTCCATCATAGTTTGGATTAGTTAGACGGTTTAACCATTGTTTTCTTTGGCAACAACCACAATCATCACTATCAAAAAATTTCTTTGCTATGAACAAAGCTATCCTTTCGCCGAATCCAAATGTTATGACATGGATTAAAGCCTCAACCCAATCACCTAACTTTATTACTTTCAAATCTACCATTTTTTTGATTTTTAACTATTTTATCTGTCCATTCTGATAACATCATACCTTTATTCCAACCTGCATAAGTTCTCTTCATTCTTTCACTTGATGCTTTTCTTACA